ATCGGTGTGAACCTGAAAGTGTTGGTTTACGCCATAGCGAATGAAATTGATTGCTTCCATATAGTTCAGTTGAAGGTTGTACCTTTTTTCATAGTCGGCAATACATTCCTTCAACGGATTTTTGGTGTCGTTATAAATATTGACCAACTCTGAGAACTGTGGTGGACAATGTTTGATATGTAGTTCCCCCATTTTGCAGTCAACACAATCACGATATTCAGGCATTTTTTGGTTGTAACCAACCAAAGCCTCCATCCACATATACGGAGGAGTTTTGCTATTACCTATCGTCTCCTCTAAACGCTCAACTAGTCGCAAAGATTTAGGAAGTGCGTTCTGATACAGCAAAATACCCAAACGCGGATCACTTAAGTTTATTGGATTGTTCATATCTTTATTTTACTCCCATACTTGTTGCCATGAATACCTTTCACCAGAGGTTACTTTGGTGATTTCATGACACGAATCTTCATCAGCAATATTGTTAAGCAACATCATTGTATTGGCAAGAGGTTTAACTCTTATACCATGCAACGGAGAATAAAACTCCCCACCTTCAAAGTCGTCGTTAATGTAATAGACCCCAGAAAACGATGAGGCTTTGTATTCATCGCCCATATCTGCTTCATAGGTGTCTGTGTGCATACGAAGGCTTCTACCGTCGGAATACTTCAACAAAAAGTTATCGTAGATACCTCTTGGGTGATAATCAAATATGGACATTATTGCTCTCTGCGATTTTATGTCAATCTTTAATATGATTTTTTTGATTTTATCTTCAATTGGGTAGTGGCGAAAATATGACCAATCGCTAACAGTGGGAGGGTAATCAAATTCCCCGTTGTCGCCCTCTAACGGAATATACGGTCTGAGATAAGAAACAGAAGGATCAATACTGTGAGTAGTTTGTTTGAATCTCACCTTAGATAGACGATCGTTTGACGGTTGAAAATCTATTTCGCTCTTAACATAATTAAGTAATGCTTGATGATCTTCAACGCTAAGAAAATCTTTAAACAAATGAAAATGTGTGTTTTCCATTGGGTTAACTTTCGTCCAAAAGCCAAAAATGTTGGCGAACATATCGCGACCCTTTGGTGACGATATTGACACGATGAGCCATATCCTCGTCCCACGGTGTGCAATTCAAAATTAATGAATTAGGTTTCGGTTTAAAGGTTAATCCAATATATGGCGTACAGTGTTCCCCGCCTTCATAGTCATCGTTGAGGTAATAGATGGACGCAAAGTGGCATGGTTTGTGAGCGGTTGGGGAACTGTCATCAAAATCATATCCATCGGTGTGCATTCTCATTGAGCGACTATTTTCAATTTTGGTGAATACTGGAGGAAACGTATTTTTTGCTTTCTGTCCAAAAAGAGAAAAAATTATGTCTTCAATTTGCTTATCAAGTTCTTCAATAATTTTTAAAATTTTTGGTTCAACCGGCTGATGAAGGACAAGGTTCCAGTCATCGTAATTTTCCAGCCCTTCGGGGAACGGTTCGGAAAGTTCACCAGTTTTTATTTTTTCAAAATGTTCATCATCAAAAACCTCTGACCGTAAATATTCAATAGATTCATTCTTGCTGTGTTTTACGGTATGGAAACGTGTTGCCATAAGCGGTCTATTCTCCATTGATTCAGTAAATCCCCAAGACAATTCGTCTGCGTTTCTGACATACCAATCAAGTGTTGACCATGATTCTTTGTCTAAAAAATTTTGAAAAATAGAAATGCTTGGATAAACACTTTTGGGTGGAGGTGACGGCACATCCATTTTTTTAAACATTTAATTCTCCACCGTGTAAAACGCAGGGGTCGTATATCTTTCCCCACTAATCACTGGTTTAACTCCATGCATATAATAGAAGTCGCCGGGGTGAAGTACTGCTAAACCCGGTTTAGGTTTTACGATGATGTCGTGCTGTGGATAGTAAAGTTCCCCACCTTCAAAATCGTCGTTGTAATAAAAAAGAGAATTTATGTCATATGTTGGGAAAGGATTTGGGGATCCATCGTTTAACTGTTTATCGGCGTGGGGTTGTTGTTCTATCCCTCCGAACCAACGAATCAGACATGGCGGACGCGAACTTAATTTTACATGAAAAATATCTTCCATAGTTTTAGCCATTTTGGCTATGTAGTGATCAATTAGATCGTAGATATCTGAATCAAGGCGCTTTAGTATCGTCGCCGTGCATTGACGGTCATTCCAATAGGACGCATCATATGTGCAGACACCCTCTTCGTTGTAGGTATTTTCTAATTGATCGTTATGCCACTCTTTGATGTTTCGCGCAAAACCAATGATCTTTTTGACATCGTCAGAATCAATGAAGTTTTCTATGACATGAATGTTTTCTTTGCCTCGCCCAAAAGCGCCGGGTTTCACAGCCCAAGGACCATCATCAAAGTTGTGTTGTGTTTGTTCCACACAAAAATCCTAGCACTCTAGGATGTGATACTTATTTGAATACTGGTGGGAAAAACGGTGGGAAAAACGGAGGGAAAAACGGCGGGAAAAATGGTGGGAAAAATGGTGGAAAGAATGGTGGGAAAAACGGAGGGAAGAATGGAGGGAAGAATGGTGGGAAAAACGGTGGGAAGTATGGTGGGAAGTACGGTGGGAAGAAAGGTGGAAAAAACGGAGGGAAGTACGGAGGAAAATATGGAGGAAAATATGGAGGAGTTACAGAGGCACTAGCAGCAGAGGGAACAGAAGCAACACTGTTGCCTCCAGTACCCGAAGATGTTGCTGTGACAGTAAAAGTTACAGCATTTCCAGATGTAAGACCAGTAACAGTAAGAGGGGAAGAAGCACCAGTTGCGGTCTGACCCGAACTTGCGGTAACAGTGTAAGTGACAGCACCACTTTTACCTAAATACGCTGGTGCGGTAAAAGGTACCGTAACAGTTTGCGCAGTGTTGCCTGCCGTGTTATTAACGACAGCGTTAACCGTAGGGGTTCCTACGGAAGGCTGACCCGGTCGTTTACCGCCAGAATCTTTTGGTGTCTGATTAGCCGCCATGGATTACGCCGAAATGTCTCCTACGAGCACCCAAGTGTCTGTTGCTCGTTTAATAAGCGTAGCATATGACCACTGTGCACGAATCTTGAGTCCTGGGGTAGCGTTGATCGTTACACCAGCACCAGCGGTAACCGTTGTTTGTCCAGCGCCAGTTTGCAGAATATTGATTTGTGAACCAACTGGAAAGGCAACGGATGAGTTTGGAGGTACGGTCAAAGTATTGGCACCTGCAACCGACATTTCTACAATCTTAGTTTTGTCAGCCAAAACAAGTGTGTAAGAAGCCGTCTGAGCGCTAGTAGAAATTTCTGCTAACTTGCCAAGTTCAATTGCGGCTGTTGCCGAAACATCCGAGTTCACGATTACACCAGAGGCAATTGCTGTTACACCAGTGTCGGAGATGGTTACATCACCCGTTTCTGCAACTGCGGTAGGCACACCAGAGGAGTTGTAAACAATAATGTTACCAGCAGTGCTGGTAGCCAACTTGCTAAGCGCGATAGCCGCTGAGGCATTGATGTCAGCGTTTACGATCGTTCCGTCAGTGATCATGGCGCTAGTAACAGTTCCAGTGTCGCCTGTCGTTACAACTGTTCCTGTGACCGCTGGAAGGGTAATTGTCCCCGTTGCAATAGCGGAAGCCTGCAACTTCGTTGAACCCGAAGTTGAACCCGCATAGTTCGCTCCGCTTGCAACAGTAGGTAGCGTGATTGAAGAACCCGTAGGGATCGTTACCGTACCAGTGAATGTTGGTGAAGCAGTATTTGCTTTTAGACCAATGCTCGTTGTGAGCGTTGCAGACAAGTTGGCATCGTTCCCAAGTGCTGTTGCAATCTCGCCAAGAGTGTCCAAGGTTGAACCAGCACTACCAACGAGGGCGGCAACTTCAGCACGAACAAACGCCGTGGTAGCAACTTGGGTGGTGTTTGTCGCTAATGCCGCGGTAGGCGCTGTTGGCGTTCCTGTGAGCGCAGGCGATGCGAGAGGTGCCTTAGCGTCCAACTGTGTTTGAATAGCCGAGGTAACACCATCAACATAATTCAATTCAGTTGTTGACAGCGTTGCACCATCAAGGATGTTGATTTCAGCGGCTGTTGATGTCACACCAGTCAGGTCGGTTGGCGCGATAGAAATGTTCGCTGAACCATTGAAAGACTGACCAGCAATATTTCGTGCAGTAGCAAGAGTTGTTGCCGTGCTGGCATTACCTGTCAACGCGGCTGTGATAGTTCCTGCCGTAAAATTCCCTGAAGCGTCACGGGCGACAATTGCGTTCGCGGTATTCGCATCTGTTGCTGTCGTTGCAGAGTTGGCAACCTTGCTTGCCGTTGTAATTGTGGCAAGTTTGGTGTCAACAATCGCTGCTGATGCGTTGATGTCTGCGTTTACGATTGCCCCATCAGCGATCATTCCACTTGTGATCGTTCCATCAGGTAGTACCACAGTGCCAGTGAATGTTGGAGAAGCAAGATTTGCTTTTAATGCGTCAGCAGTATCAACATAAAGTTTTGTAGCCGCATCATTGTTCGCCGTTGGCTCAGCAAGGTTCTGAATTTTCTGAGAATTCAAGTCAAGAGTGCCAGTTGCTACAGCAAAATTATTTAGCGTGTTTTGCAGAAGAGCAACAGTTCCTGTTGCGTCTGGAAATGTCACTGTGCGATCGGCTGTTGGGTTGCCAGCAGAAATCTGTAATTCATGATCATCAACCGACGATCCCTCCATGGTGATTGAACCACTTAGTGTGAGGTTGGAGAAAGTTACCGAATCACTTGTACCGACTGCTTGCCCAATTGACAGGGTATGCGTTGTTGCTTCCCCCGAAGTTGCGGCACTAGAAGTCACACCAGTTCCACCAGTAATGTTGGCTACATAATCACCAGTAGTGTCTGTACCAAGAGCAAGTAGGGTGTCACCTGTATTAACTGCGGTTACACGACCGTAAGAATCTGTGGTTAAAGATGTAACAAAAGATTTACCAGCAGCAACACTGCTATTTGTGCGGGCTACTTCTGCGAGGTCAATGCTGTCAGCGTTGACAACAATTCGTGACGACGATGCTGTGCCGATGCTGAGGTCGGAATTACTTGCCGCAAGTCCTGCGCCAGCGATAATTTGAAATCCCAAACCTGTGGTCTGTTGGAAAGTGACAGCATCCGTGCCAAGAACATGCGCACCGTCTGCACCTGATCCACTTGATGAAACAGCAAAGCCTTGATGACGATTAACTGCTGATGAGTTTGCAAGAGCACCAACAGTGAAACCTTCGTTTTGAGTAATTTGACCTGTTGTTGAGCCGTTCATGTCTGTGGCTCGTGTAAGAACATATGTCGCCGAAGCAGAACCTTGAGCAGTTACAACATAGATACCGTTGTGTACAGTGTTTGCTTGGTTCTTGACAAGAATTCTGTCACCAGTTGTTGCGTTTTCTGTATCAACGACCAAACGACCGTTTGATGTTCCTGTGAGCGTCGCCCCAATACCAAGACCACCATCTGCGTCGGTAGTTCCGTTAGCGTAGGTAGGGTTGTTGGGTAGTACGGCGTTTGTTGCCAA